CTTAGCGGTGGTACAATTACTACGTCAGGAACTATTAGCCACGCAGATACTTCGTCTCAGACAAGTGTTGACAATGCAGGTGGCACGGTTATTCAAGATGTAACGCTTGACACCTTTGGTCACGTGACGGGTCTTGCGAGTGTTGATTTAGATTTGAGATATGTTCCTCTTACAAGAACATTAAACGGCCTCGCGCTGTCTTCAAATCAAACGTTTGCTACCGGAACAACAGGTACTGACTTCAATATTGTTAGTGCAGGTACTGTTCATACGTTCAATATCCCTGATGCGTCAGCTTCAGCAAGAGGATTTGTGAACGCTACGACTCAGACGATAGGTGGCGCAAAGACATTTGCAAACTCAGTTACAGCTCCTGCGTATTATTTGACAAACATGGGAGCAGGTAGCGGTGCTTTGTATTATAATACTGCAGAAACAAGGGTTACGCTTGCTAACTACAATGTAGGCGGTAAGATAATGTTTGAGGTGAATGGTGGTAACTACACCATGTCACTAAATTCTGACTTAAGCATTCAGCTTATCGGGTATACTACCAATGGTATACTTAAGACTTCGGGCTCAAATGGTACGCTGATAGTTGATACTACAGCTTATACGCCTCAGTCAAGAACGCTAACGATTAATGGTACGACTTATGACCTTTCTGCAAATAGAACGTGGTCAGTAGGTACGGTGACAAGCGTAGACATGACTGTTCCTACGGGGTTTGCTATTGGTGGAAATCCTGTAACATCAAGCGGTACGCTTGCACTTACTTTTGCTTCAGGGTATAGCCTTCCAACGAATGCTGTTCAAGCTGAATGGGATGAGGCATACGATAATCGAATTACATCTCTGACGACTACAGGTACGAGTGGTGCAGCTACGTTGGTATCCAACGTGCTGAATATCCCTCAGTATCAAGCGCAGGGTAACTATATTACTTCACTGACGGGTGAAGCCACAGCAAGTGGACCGGGCGCAGCAAGTGTCACGCTCAGTAACTCTGCTGTTACAGGCAAGGTGCTTACAGGTCTTACAGTGACCGGCACAGCAATATCTGCTACTGATAGTATTCTTAGCGCTTTAGGAAAGCTTCAAGGACAAGTAAATGACCTTATAGGTGGACTTCAATATCAGGGTACGTGGAACGCTTCTACAAATACTCCTACCATCACTTCAGGTGTTGGTACAGATGGGTACTTTTATATTGTAAGTGTAGCAGGTAATACGACTATTGATGGCATTAGTGGATGGCAGGTAGGGGATTGGATTGTGTTTCACGGGTCCGCTTGGCAGAAAGTAGATAATACAGAGTCTGTTACATCAGTAAACGGATTTACAGGGGCTGTAGTTCTTACTACTTCTAATATCTCTGAAGGAACCAATCTATACTTTACTGATAGTAGAGCACGTCAGGCTATAAGTTTAACAACAACAGGAAACAGTGGTGCTGCTACTTACAGCAATTTAACAGGGGTTCTTAATGTCCCTCAGTATTCACTTGCGGGGCTTGGCGGTGTTCCTGATACTCGTCAGCTTACCATTAACGGAACGGCTTACGACCTTACAGCCAACAGAAGTTGGAGTGTAGGTACAGTAACGAGCATTGCTACTACAGGGCCAATTACGGGTGGTACGATTACCGGGTCAGGTACAATAGGGATAACGCAAGCAACTACAAGCTCAAATGGTTATTTGAGTTCCACTGATTGGAACACTTTCAATAATAAGCAGAACGCCATTACACTAACAACTACAGGTAATAGCGGTGCATCGACTTTAGTCGGAGCTACCTTAAACGTCCCTAACTACACGTTAAGTGGATTGGGTGGTGTGCCTGATACAAGAACTTTGACAATTAATGGTACGAGTTACGACTTAAGTGTTAACCGCACGTGGTCGGTAGGTACTGTTACTTCAATAACATTTAGCGGCCCGTTAACGGGTGGTACGATTACAGGCTCAGGTACTGTTGGAATCCTTCAAGCAAGCGGTTCACAGAACGGATACTTGAGTTCTACGGATTGGACTACGTTTAATAATAAGCAGAACACCATTTCAGTTACGGCTCCGATTACCCTTGTAGGAACGACAATTGCTATCACGCAGGCAGGTGCAAGCTCAAACGGATATTTAAGCAGCACTGATTGGAACACCTTTAACAACAAGCAGGCGGCAATAACACTTACGACCACGGGGACATCAGGAGCAGCTACTTTAGTAGGAGCAACATTAAATATACCTATCTATCAGAGTGTATTAACCAATCCTGTTACCGGTACAGGTACGACAAATTATTTATCGAAGTTTACCGGAACAAGTGCGATTGGAGATAGCTTGCTATATGATAGCGGGTCAGCAATAGGATTGGGTACGTCAACGATTAATGCTGCAGCGTTATTTGAGATGAGTAGTACGACTAAAGGATTCTTACCTCCACGTATGACGCAGGCGCAGCGTACTGCAATTTCAACTCCTCCTGAAGGATTGATAGTTTATCAAACGAATAGTGTAATTGGTTTGTATATTTACGCTAACGGAACTTGGCGTTCACTAACAATGGTATAAGATTATGGCAAATTTAGCTACGATAAGTAACAACATATTAGCAGATAGTGGTATTGACCCGATAAACCTTATTGTAGGTACGGGAACGGTTAACTATGTACCTAAGTTTACGAGTGAAGATACGATTGCAAATAGTTTATTGGTAGATAACGGTACTAATTTAACATATAGTGGAGAAGAGATTATTGTTAATAAAACAGCAGGTTCATTTTTAACATTATTATCAAGTACTACTGCTGAACAATATATACAATTTAAAGATGTAGATGGAGCTGCAGGTGCTATTGGGTATAGTCATTCTACAAACGCAATGATATTTAAAACCAATGGGGCAACTAATCTTACTTTAAACTCTTCAGGCAATTTAGGTTTAGGAGTTACACCGAGTGCGTGGAGTGGTTTTACTGCATTAGATATTTCTAATGTTGGCTCATTGGCTGTATACCCATCTTTTGGTGTTTCATTATTTAGAAACGCTTATTATGATGGTTCAGTATATAGATATAAAATAACAAGTGCTGCAAGTTATTATGACCAAAACTCAAATGCTTCACACATTTGGTACAACGCACCTTCAGGTACGGCAGGTAATGCCATATCATTTACACAAGCTATGACGCTTGATGCGAGTGGAAGATTAGGGATTGGTACTACGAGTCCTATATTTAGATTAGATGTTCAATCGGCTGCAGGAGTTGGTATAAGAGTTAGGAATACTTTTAATACAGATGACGCTTATTTAGAAGCTCAAACAACATTAGGTAGTGCTTTATTTGGAATAAATGCAACAGGTCAATATTTATATAATGGTATTGCAATACCTATTCTTTTTTATACTAATGCTACCGAGCGCATGCGTTTGGATGCGAATGGTAGTTTGGGATTGGGTTTTACAAATCCAAGTAGTTATGCAAAATTAGCTATACTTGGTTCAAGTTATCTTCAAACTGCTTCTGCGATAGCTTATAGTTCCACTTCGTTTATGGGAAGTGGTATGAATTTAAGATTGAAATCGGGAGGTACTCCTGTTACAGGAACAACAACAGGTATTTCACTTGGAGTTGGAGGCAATGCTGAAGCGTATTTTGGAGCAGTACAAAACGCGAGCGGATATGCAGAATTAGTATATCAAACATTTGATGGTTCTGCTTATGGCGAACGCATGCGTATCACTTCAGGTGGCAATGTTGGTATTGGGACAGCAAGTCCTTCATCAAAACTTTCTGTAGAAGGTTCTACTTATATATATAGTTCAGTTGCAGGAAACTTCATTTCTTTATTATTGCAAAATAGTAGCACTGCAACAACTTCAAGAAACACACTTCAGTTTTCTAATGACATTGGAGCAGTAGGATTAATTGATGCTTTTGGCAATAATTGGGGTGCTACCGGAGGTGGAGATGATGTTGCTAATGGATTTAGGGTTTTAGCACCGGGAGCAGGTGGATTGTCTTTAAGAGCTTCTGCAGGAACTTTAAGGTTTTATACGAGTTCTTCTGAACACATGCGCATTACTGCTGCCGGTCTTGTAGGTATTGGAACAAGTGCTCCTGTTCAAAAATTATCAGTTGTTGGAACGACAGATATTATTTCATATTCTAACGGGACTACAACGGGTTATTTATATAGCGATGCAAACGGCATTGGATTGTTTAATGGTGCTATCGCAAGCGGAACGGGTATTTACGCAAGAACATCTAATATTCTTGACTTTTATTATAATGGTAATATTGGTATTAGACTTAATTCAACAGGCGCTGTACGTTTCAATGCTTATGGTTCAGGCTCTAAGACCGGAACTGTTGCATATAATCTTGCCGTTGACTCTTCAGGCAATATCATTGAGACGGCAGGGGGAGTTGTTGATGGTAGTGGTACAGCTAATTATGTGCCGAGATGGCAAGATGCCAATACGCTTACCAATAGTATCATCTATGACAATGGCACCTTTAACAATGCCTGCTTGGAGCACAAATGATGGATATTATAAAAACATAATTTGGAACGATAATCCAAATATAGTAGGTGCTATAGGAATGTTTTATAGTGTAGGGGTAACTAACATGGACTTCCATTCTTTTTATAATGGTTCTTATACATCTAATGTATTAATGAGAATAAGGGGGAATGGGAATATACTTATCGGAACCACCACAGATGCAGGGTATAAGTTACAGGTTTCGGGAAACACTTATATAAACGGGACACAAGGTTTAATAAGAGTTAGAACTGATGTTAATGGCAGAATAGATATTTTAGGGCAAAGTGGATATGCAAGTTTTATTTACTTTGGAGAGATAGCGCAATCAGATAAAGGCGTTTTGGGATATGCTGCAGGGAGTAATGATTTGGTTTATAGAAGCGGTGCAACAACAATTTCTGATGGTACAGAGAGGTTTAGAATTACCTCCGCAGGCAACGTAGGTATAGGAACAAATGCACCTGTTCAGAGATTAGAAGTTAAAGGCGCAGATGATAATATTGTTCAAGCAATATTTCAATCTACAGGTGGAGGCAATGCAGGTTACAATGGAGGTATTCAATTAGGTAATGCTGCTTCAAGCCAAAACTCACAGATATACCATAGTTCAGCAGGCGATAATACATTAAACTTTGTTTCTAATTATTCGGGCGGCACAACTAATAAATTTGTATTTGCGCCGGGAGGAACCGAAAGAGTAAGATTTTTACAAAATGGTAATGTACTTATTGGAACTACCGTAGATAATGGATATAGAATACAAATAAATGGAAATAGTTATTTTAATGGGGATATTTTTTCTTATAGCAACGGTGGTATTTTCTTTTCAGGTGCAGGAAATTATAATTCAGGAGTATATGCAAGAAATAGCGGCAATGATTTAGTATTTAATGCGTCATCTTCCGAGCAAATGCGTCTTACCTCTACAGGTTTAGGCATTGGTACTTCATCTCCCTCCTATAAATTAGATGTACAAGGAAATGCAGGTATTGTAACATTAAATACAAATGGGTCATTATCGGCAGGAGGTCAATTTATTTCAGGATTAGGTGAATTTGTATCAAATAGTTCAGGAACAAGTATAAACTTTAGAGCAGGAGCAACACATTTAATGATTCTCCAATACGGAGGTAATGTTGGAATTGGGACAACATCGCCAATTAACATAGGAACAACTATACAAACAAGTGGTGCTGCATTTAGCACTACTGCTACCAAAAACTCAAACATGTATGGGTTAACATTAGTTTCTACGACTAATGAAAATACAATGAGTGGAGTATGGTTTGGTAGTGGTGGAGGTGTGCATTGGAGTGGTATTGCAGGTTCAAGAACTAATTATACCGTTGATTGGTCTACCCATCTATCTTTTTATACTCACGTAGCTAACACTGTTAATATAACCGATGCTACTGAGAAAATGCGTATAACAGGGGATGGTAATGTGGGTATTGGCACTACTGCTCCAACATACAAGCTTCAAGTTGAAGGTGGAGGTCTTTATATATCTTCTGACTATGACCTTGTGTTTCAACAACCAAATGGCTATTCTCATGGTATTGTTTGGAAGAATACATCGTACACAAAAGACTCTGCATCAATTAGGCCAACTAATCAAACTTCTTGGGCAATACAAGGTATTGGATTCTTTACAGGAAACGCATCTAATTCCACTACTGCTCCATCATTAAGAATGGATATTCAGCCTTGGGGTGACGTGATTTTTTATAATAATGTAGGTATTGGCACAACTTCTACTGCAACTCGTTTAACTCTTGGGTCTTATTTAGGGGCTCGTTTACCATATATAAATGGAACCGGTAATTCTTTTAACGCTGAAGGTATTACTGTTACCTCTTCAAATACTTCTAATGCTTCAATAGGAGGAGGTCTTGATTTGACCAATAATGTTTATTCTGTTGGTTCATTCTCTCCTATAATTAGTTTTAGCTCAAGGACAACAAGCGGAAGTTATAATAATAACTATGCTGCTATATATGGTATTCTTGCAGGAGACTCAGGAGATGGGAATTGGAATACAGGACACTTAGCATTTGCAACTACCACTGCTTATGGTGCTACTGAAAAAATGCGTATTACTTCTTCGGGTAATGTGGGAATTAATACAAGTAGTCCCGGATATAAACTTGAAGTGAATGGTGGAGCCGTAGGGAATAACATTGCTCGATTTACTACAGGTGGAGGTGGCGGTGGAACAAGAGGAATGACTATATACTCAAATGATTCCTATGTAAAATTACAGGTAACAGATAATGCAGGTAGTGCTTCAACATGGGCGCACTTAGCTCTTAATCCTGATGGTGGGTATGTAGGAGTAGGGACAAGTTCTCCTACAGCAAATCTTCATGTTAATGGAGATGCGAACATAGGTGTGATGAATATATCAGGAGCTGTTGGTGGTGGCCCTACATTAATTGGCACATTCAAGCCTTCAAACTCATCATCGGTTAATACCACTTATGAGTTTCAGATGAATCCTGCAGGTGGGGCTTATGGAAACTTTACAGTTAAAAATGTTGACCCCGGTATTAATCAAACACTTTTTTATCTTGGAGCTCAAAGCCTTGCAGGAGATTCTTACATAAATGTTCCAAGTACTGCACAAAACATATCTTTAAGAGTTAGTGGAACTCAGAGATTTTATTTACAAGGAAGCACAGGATATATAGGTATTGGAACTACTGCTCCAAGCAGAACTTTGCATCTTGTTGGAACAAGCAGACATGAAAGAGTTTATGGATATGGGAACAATGTATTAGCAATTCCTAACTCAATTACTTATGGCACTGTTTGGGTTCATTTAGGAACTTGTGGTGCATTTACTACAGATAAGATTTACTATCGAGTTAATACTAATACTTCTGAGGAAGAAGGAGAAATCACTGTATCAAATACTTGTTCTTTACCTTTTGTTCAATGGCAGCGCAATACTTACAACCGAATGGTTGTTCAGGTAAAAGCAAGAATGACGGGTGGTTGTGGAAACTGTGAAATATGGGTACAAGTTTTGTATGGTAGTGATTTCTTAGGCGCAAACACAACGCTTCAGTGGCAAGCATACAATGGTACTGATAGTGGATTTAGTGTTGTAAACGCCATAGGAACTCCCGGTACAGGAACAAATGAGAAAAACTTATCAGGTGTTGAAGGATATTTCTACGCTAACTCAGGAAGTATATTTGCTGCTGACAATGTTGGTATTGGAACTGTTTCTCCTGCATACAAGTTAGACGTAAACGGTACTGCAAGATTCTTAAGTCTTGGAATCGTTCAAGCATCAAATAACTCTGATGTTCCAAATATTACTTTTACAAATAATGGTGGTGCATATACTTGGGGAATTGTAGGAGCACTTCTTCAAGGAGATGGTGATGGAGCTTTATATTTTAAAACAAAAATTGGTGGCTCTGTAACAGAAAAAATGCGAATCACATCGGGGGGATTGGTTGGTATAGGTACTTCTTCTCCTTCATATACACTTGATGTGAGTGGCGCAGGCAATATGTTAAATATCAATAAAACATCTGCAAGTGCAGGGTATATTGCAAATTTAGCAGTAAGTGGCTCACAAAAACAATATTCTTATTGGAATGGCACATCACTTGAATTTGGAGTAATTGGTACATCATATTTTAGTTCAAGAGTAGGAATAGGAACAACTTCTCCTGATAGTATATTAGTGTCTAATTATGGAACACTTACTACTTTTAATAGTTCTGATATAAGAACTACAACAGCTTTACTATTAACTGCAAATGACCCCGGTACAACGTCAAGCAGTCATGCGGTATCTCTCGCATTTAGACCTATAACAAATAGAGGTGCTGCTGCTACCATCACTGTATATAATGAGAGTACCAATAAAGAAGGAGGTGCTGTATTTACATTTAATAGTGGTGGTGGTGCATATCCATCCTCTATAACCGAGCGTATGCGTATTACGTCTGCCGGTAATGTTGGTGTTGCAACAACTACTCCAACTTCAAAACTATCTGTTAACTCAGCAATAAGCACAAGTTCTACTAATGTTATTTCTATAATGCAGAATACCACAGGGGCAAATAAAGATGCTGCTGTGTTTGGTGTTTCAATACAGAATGGTGGAGAGTCTACTAATGCTGCTGATTTATACATAGGTACTGCAAGCGGTGGCGCTATATCCGAACGCATGAGAATAACATCAGGTGGTAATGTTGCAATTGGAACAAGTGCTCCTGCGTCAAAATTGGGTATAAACTTTAACGGAAGAACAGTAACAGGTTTAGAATTAGCAACTGTTGATACAGACTTAAGACCTCCTTATTATGCTATAAGAGCTAACATTCCAACTGTAAGATTGGGTTCAAATAGCGTAACAGGAGTTTATCTTTCTTTTACTGAAACAACAGCCCTTGCAAATGGTAGGGCTACCGGTGTCTTAACAGAAGTAGATGGTAGTACATCAATAAATATTAACGGTGGAATCGTTGCTATTTACGGTAGAGTTGGTACAACAACCGCACATACTACGGGGCATGCTTATGGGGTATTTGGTCTTACATCAAATAGTAATACAAACGGATTTGGCGTTGTGGCAGGAATTGGTTCAGATGTGAATTGGTCAGGCAAAGCAGGTCTTCTTGCTTACTCATCAAACACTACTGATAATGTAGCTCTATTTTATAATGGTAATGGTGAGGTTGCTCGAGTAACAGGTGCAGGATTGGTAGGTATTGGAACCACAAACCCCACTTCTCCATTAACATTTGGTAAAGCTTCTTATGGAGCGCCATCAAGCGAAGACTTCTTTAGAATAAAATTTGAAGATTTTGGCGGCATTCATAATGACGTAGGTATTGGTCAATTTGCTTCCGGTTCTTTAGGATTTAATGTTTGCGCAGGTAGCTATATAGCATTTAACGAGGGAACAAATGGTGAGAGAATGCGTATTGCGGCAGGTGGGAATGTAGGTATTGGTACAAGTGGTCCTACTGCTAAATTAACAATAGCTATTAGCAATTCTTCACACGCTAACGAAGGGATTTTACTAACAAGTTCCGGTGGTTATGGAGAAGGTGCGATTTATCACGATTATGGTCAAGGAAATGGATTAACTGCATTTAAGATTAGAAATCTATATGGGGGTTCTGAGATAAACTTATCTCAAGACTCTTATAGCTCTTTTGGAAGTCCAAGTAGTATTATATTTTCAACATCTCCAATATCAGGGTCTAATACTCCTGTTGAAAGAATGCGTATTACATCAACAGGTAACGTAGGTATCGGGAACACCAACCCCGGTGACTTTTCGGGAGATGCCAATACGCTTGTTCTTGGAAGCACAGGTACTACACTTGCAGGTATGACCATTGCCAATAACACCACAGGTACAGGAGGTATTTACTTTGCGGATGGTACTGACGGGACCAATAAGGAATACAGAGGTTACTTCTCCTACTATCATGGTGATGACTCTTTGACTATTGGTGCAGGTGGTGCAGGTCGTGTGTCAATAACCGCTACCGCAACTGATGTTTTCTCAGGAAACTTCCTTGTTTCTAACGGCTCCATTAAAACAGGAACACCTACAGGTGGTACTGCCGTTCCATGGAAACTCGGAAGTAGAATCACAAACTCTTGTGGTCTGCCTACAACCTATGCTGACTTTGCGGCATCATTTATGGTAAGCAATAAAGTGATAGAAGTGGAGGTAGATGGTGTGCTTGTATATATTCCAATAGTAAATCCCGGATGGTGTTAAAATATTTTCTTAATCAATAAAAACAAAAACAAAATGGCAATCGTTTACAATTGGGTTGTATCCGCGATGGATGAATACCCTACAACTCCTGATGGTCTCGATGACGTAGTATTCACTGTGCATTGGAGACGCAACGCAACTGATGTAGTTGGTGACAACACTTACTTCGCTGATGTGTATGGCTCTCTTGCAGTGCCTGCTCCATCACCTGAAGACTTCACTCCTTACGAAGACCTTACTTTTGAGCAGGTTTGCGGATGGCTTGAAGCAGGTCTTGACACACCTGCAATTGATGCAGGTCTTGCAGTACAAATTGAAAATTTAATTAACCCACCGGTAGTATCACTTCCTCTGCCTTGGGCTACTCCTAATCCTTAATCACACATGGGAACTATTAATTCATACGCAACTGACAATAACGTATCCTATGCCGATAAACTTATCGGCACAGATGCTGAAGATTCTAACAAGACCAAGAACTTCACAGTTGGCGATATACTCGCCCTCCCTATCCCAAGCGTCCCTGTGTATGCAAATAACGCTGCCGCACTCGCTGCAGGTTTAGTGGCCGGAAACGTCTACCGCATCACGGGTACGGATTATCTCGGAGTTGTGCATTAACTTTGTAAATGAAATTTAATCTAATCTAATATGGACATCAGGAAAATATCTATAGGACCCGACTACAAGGGTAGTGCAATGCACTACATTGTAGGACAGAAGGTCCTTGGAGACAGCCATCACATTAACCTCATTAAGTTCGACCCGGAGACAGGAGATGTAAAAATCTTCATCACCAACGAAAAAAATGAAACGATGCTATGGAAGTCTTTTAATCACAATATGCCTGTGTCCACTGAATACAATATCGAATATTAATGCAATCTCCGTTTGATTTTATTGTTACAGGACAGCGCTATAACAATACCAAAGAAGTTGGTGGCATAGAGCTTATCGTCAACACCTCGGAGGAGGACCACAGGTTCTCTAACCGCTATGCTGAAGTGGTTGAGGTGCCTCGCGGCTACACAGGCCCCGTTCAAAAAGGCGATACGCTACTTGTGCACCATAACGTTTTTAAGTTCTATAACGACATTAAGGGTAGACGTAAAAGCAGTCGAAGCTTCTTTCGAGATGATATCTTCTTTGTAGAGCCCAACCAATTTTACCTCTACCGCCATGACGGCAAATGGCATACCTATGACCGCTACTGCTTCGTAAAGCCAATGCCGGCCGTAGACTCTTATATCAAAAAGCCGTTCACCAATGAGCCGCTTATGGGGACTATGGTTTACCCGAATGCTTACCTGCTGACCCAAGGCGTACGAGAAGGGGACACCGTGTGCTTTAAGCCTGACAGCGAATATGAGTTTGACGTGGATGGGGAAAAGCTATACCGAATATTTGACCATCAAATAACGATGAAGCTATGAACTTAATCATAACCGATAATGTCATTCATAATCCTGTAGAGTATGTTTCCGAAATACTTAGTAGTGAATTTATAGATGTATTTGATGGCGTCAATACGTTTCAAAACATTCAGCCACGCCCTCATGATGATGAGTTTGCAAGGTTTGCGCTTGAATTAGCGGGACCTGTTTACAAAGTGGCGTATAATTTCATTAGAAAGTCACCGCTTAATCAAGAAGAACCAAACTTTATTCATACCGATGAGATGATGGGTGACATTACTGCTATACTTTATTTGAGTCGCAGGCACCCTGATGAAGACGGTACTACTATTTATGACGAAGATGGGAAGCCATCATGTGTGGTGTATTCTAAGTTTAATCGTATATTGATGTTTGACTCTGAACTACCGCATAGCAGAAACATATTTGAGAACTTTGGCTCAGACGACTCTGCTCGTCTAATTCAAGTTGTATTCTTAAAAGAGAAGTGATGAGAGATATCAAAGCAAAAATTATTGAAGCAGGCTATCAAGCAGTCGAGCAGCTTATCAAAGTGGCGAAGGAAGATATTATCAAGCCTGACCCTGATGATGAGCTTGCAGCAGATAGGCTTAAGAACGCAGCAGCTACTAAGAAGCTTGCCATCTTTGATGCCTTTGAGATTTTAAATAAGATTGAGGCAGAGAAAGAAGCGCTTGAGATGCTTGAGAAAGGAGTAAACAGAACAGATACAAAACAAGGATTTGCAGAACGAAGGTCTATATCGAGTCGTACATGACTACGTGCCGAAGAACGCTGTCTCTAAGAAGAACACACTAAAAGCTTGGAGATATGGTTACAACGAGCAGTATGACATGGTTGTCATATCTAAGACGGGTCAGATTGGTGACATCATAAATGTCGCAGGGCTACTCATCGCCCTACCCCTCGCACCTAAAGAGTGTCTTCAAAGACACACCACCAAAAGTGAGCAGTATTGGGAAAGGCAAGACCTACCAAGGGAACTAAGCAAAATTCAATCAATATTTCATTGGAACGAGATGCCTACTGAGTTTAAAGACCGGTGGGTTGATTATATCGAGCAGGAGTTTGACAGGCGTGAAGGGGGTATGTGGTTTATGAATAACGGAGAGCCGACCTATATTACGGGCTCACACTATATGTACCTGCAGTGGTCAAGTATTGACATTGGCTATCCTGACTACCGAGAAGCTAATAGAATCTTTTTTATCTTTTGGGAGGCGTGCCGCGCAGACTCAAGAGCTTTTGGGATGATATATCTAAAAATAAGACGCTCAGGGTTTTCTTTTATGTCTTCATCAGAGTGCGTAAACATAGCAACCCTTGCTCGCGACTCTCGTATTGGTATCCTGTCAAAGACGGGTGCTGATGCCAAAAAGATGTTCACCGATAAGGTTGTGCCTATTAATAGCAGGCTGCCATTCTTTTTCCGTCCGATTATGGACGGAATGGATAAGCCAAAGACTGAGCTTGCCTACCGCGTTCCGGCTGCAAAGATTACCAAGAAGAACATGACCACTACCGAAGGAAGCGTTGTCGATGGTCTTGATACCACAATAGATTGGAAAAATACTGAGGAGAACTCCTACGATGGAGAGAAACTCCTGTTCCTTGCCCATGACGAGAGTGCTAAGTGGGTAAAGCCAAATAACATTCTTAATAATTGGCGTGTAACCAAGACCTGTCTTCGGGTGGGTAGTAAGATAATTGGCAAGTGCATGATGGGCTCCACCTCGAATGCACTAAGCAAGGGCGGTGATAACTATAAAAAGCTGTATGAGGATTCAAATATTCTTAACAGAAACGCCAACGGACAGACCAAGAGTGGGCTGTACTCCCTATTTATTCCGATGGAGTGGAACATGGAGGGGTTTATTGACCGCTACGGCATGCCTGTATTTAGAAAACCCGACAGTCCCATCATTGGCGTAGACGGGCAAGATATAACCAACGGGGCTATTGACTATTGGGAGGCAGAGGTTGAATCGCTTAAAAATGATGCCGATGCACTAAATGAGTTTTATCGTCAGTTCCCTCGCACCGAAAGCCACGCTTTTCGTGACGAGAGTAAGCAGGCGCTATTTAACCTGACCAAGATATACCAACAGATTGACTACAACGACTCGCAGATTCAGGCGCACATGGTTTCACGTGGAACATTTCATTGGAAAGACGGAGAGAAAGACACCAAGGTTATATGGACTCCTGACCCTCGTGGTAGGTTCTTAATTAGTTGGGTCCCACCTGTTCACATGCAAAATAGCGTCTCCACTCGCAGTGGAGTAAAATACCCCGGCAATGAACACCTTGGGAGTTTTGGCTGTGACCCCTACGATATATCAGCAGTGGTAGGGGGACGTGGCTCCAACGGGTCGCTGCACGGGATGACCAAGTACCACATGGATGACGCTCCGGTCAATCAGTTCTTTCTTGAGTACATTGCTCGTCCTCAGACGGCTGAGATATTTTTTGAAGAGGTGCTTATGGCTTGCGTGTTTTACGGGATGCCGGTGCTTGCGGAGAATAACAAGCCGAGACTACTTTACCATTTTAAAAATAGAGGCTACCGTCAGTTCTGTATGAACAGACCCGACAGACTGCTCAATAAATTGAGTAAGACTGAGAGGGAGCTTGGTGGTATTCCTAACTCTTCTGAAGAAGTGAAGCAGGCGCACGCAACAGCTATTGAGTCGTATATTGAAAAGTACATTGGCTTTGATTTAGCAGGAACATACAGACCTGCTGATGAGATTGGAACGATGCCATTTACACGCACACTTGAGGATTGGGCAAAGTTTGATATTAGCGACCGTACACGCTTTGACGCAGCTATTAGCTCAGGTCTTGCGATAATGGCAAACCAAAAACACGTATATTTACCTGAGAAAAAAGAGTCGAAAATTAGTGTTAATTTCGCAAGGTACACTAATAGTGGAACAACAAGTCAACTTATTAGATGAAAGATGTCATAGTCAACATATCCGCAACCGGTTTTCCAAGTCAGTTTGTAACTGATGCAGAGAAAGCTTCTGATGCGTTTGGTCTACAAGTTGGCCAAGCAATTCAATATGAATGGTTCCGCAAAGATGGAAACCAATGTAGATACTATAATCAATGGCGTGATTTTCATAGACTGCGCTTATACGCTCGTGGTGAGCAGTCTGTTCAGAAGTATAAAAATGAACTTGCAATAGACGGAGATTTGTCATATCTAAATTTAGATTGGACTCCTGTTCCTATTCTTCCAAAATTTGTTGACATTGTTGTAAATGGTATGAGTGACCGCTTATTCAAAGTGAAAGCTTATGCACAAGATGCAATGTCACAAGCGAAGCGCAGCAAGTATCAAGATATGATTGAGGGGCAGATGGTAGCTAAAGACGTTCTTATGCAGGTGCAAGAGTCTACAGGGATAAATCCATTTACAATGGACCCTGAAGAACTTCCCGAAACAGACGAGGAATTGTCGCTGTATATGCAATTAAACTACAAGCCCGCAATTGAGATAGCAGAAGAAGAAGCTATCAATACAATATTTGATGAGAATCATTATCAAGATACTCGTAAGCGTATTGACTATGACCTTACCGTTTTGGGTATTGGTGTGGCCAAACATGAATTTTTACCCGGAGCAGGTGTGCAGGTCTCTTATGTTGACCCTGCAAATGTGGTATACAGCTATACGGAAGACCCTTACTTTAATGATTGCTTCTATTGGGGAGAAATTAAAACTCTTCCAATAACGGAGTTATTAAAGATAGACCCAACACTTACTCGTGAGCAATTGCAAGAGATTTCAATGTACTCACAGAGTTGGTATGACTATTACAACGTAGCAAGATTCTACGAGAATAGTTTGTTCTATCGTGATACAGCAACTTTATTATATTTCAATTACAAGACCACAAAGAAAATGGTTTACAAGAAGAAGATTCTTGAAACAGGTGGTACACGTATAATTGAAAAAGATGACCAATTCAATCCTCCTGTAGAAATGATGGAGGAAGGAAAGTTTGAAAAGATTGAAAAGACAATTGATGTTTGGTATGAGGGTGTGATGGTAATGGGAACAAACTTCTTACTCAAGTGGAAAATGAGTGAGAACATGGTGAGACCAAAATCAACTTCTCAGCATGCGCTGCCGAATTATGTTGCAGTTGCACCAAGAATGTACAAAGGTGTTATTGAATCGCTTGTGCGTAGGATGATACCATTTGCAGACCTTATTCAATTAACCCATTTAAAACTACAGCAAGTTATTGCACGCACTGTCCCTGATGGTGTGTTCATCGATGCTGATGGTCTAAATGAGGTTGACCTTGGTACAGGGCAGGCTTATAATCCTGAAGACGCACTGCGTCTTTACTTCCAAACAGGTAGTGTGATTGGGCGTAGCTACACGCAGGAAGGTGAGTTTAACAATGCTCGTGTACCTATTCAACAGCTTACTTCTAATTCAGGAGCAAGCAAGACGCAGATGCTAATAGCTAACTACAACCACTACCTTGACATGATTCGGTCTGTGACAGGACTGAATGAGGCAAGAGATGGCTCTATGCCTGACCCGAACGCATTGGTAGGGGTTCAAAAGCTTGCGGCCCTAAACTCTAACACCGCGACACGCCATATTCTTGAGGGCGGTTTGTACGTATACAGGTCTCTTGCCGAGGCCCTTACCTACCGTGTTGCAGATATTCTGCAGTACGCTGACTTTAAAGACGACTTCGCCAATAAGATTGGCAAATACAATGTATCTATCTTAAATGAGATAAGCGACCTATATATCTATGACTTTGGCATCTTTATTGAAGTTTCTCCGGACGAAGAGCAGAAAGCTCAGCTTGAAGCTAATATCCAAATGGCATTATCTAAGGGTGACATTAACCTTGAGGATGCTATTGACATTAGAGAGATTAAAAACATAAAGCTTGCTAATCAGCTTCTCAAGCTTAAAAGAGTTAAGAAGCAGGATAGAGAAGAGCGCATGGAGATGCAAAAGCAGGCAATGATTGCTCAGCAGCAACTGAAGTCTCAGGAGCTTGCTGCGCAAACGGCTATGCAAAAGATACAGCTTGAGACGCAAGCAAAGATGCAAATCAAGCAAGCCGAGGTGGCTTTTGATATTGAGAAGATGAAGGCTGAGGCTGAGATGAAACGGATACTGATGAGCGAGGAGTTTAAGTACCAAATGCAAATAGCAGGTATTAAGGAAACCGCCATCACTACCCGCGAGGATATGAAGGAAACGGCTAAAGAAAAGCGTATTGCTATCCAAAATACGCAGCAGTCTAAGCTCATAAACCAAAGAAAGAACAACCTACCTCCAATGAACTTCGAGTCAAATGAGGATACCCTTGATGGTTTTGACTTAGCCGAGTTTGAACCTCGTTAAAAATGTAACATTTTTTGTATAAATTTGTAACAAATTAAATCTAATCTAATGGAAATTAAAGTACGTGCTCTTGATGGCGTAGAAGAAAAAAGTGTTCAGCAGGTAGAAGAAGAGCTTCTAAAGAAGCATGAGGAGGAAGTAAGTGGAAATGCTGAACCTGAAGTAAAAATTGACACATCTTCTCTTGAGCCGGAACCTGCTCAGGAAGAGGAGCTATCAGAGGAAAAAGTTCTTTCATATATTGGAAAGCGCTACAATAAGCAAATCAATTCATTTGATGAGTTGATGGCAGAACGCAAAGAGAGTGAACAGCTCCCTGAAGACGTGGCTGCTTATTTAAATTTTAAGAAGGAAACAGGGCGTGGTTTTGATGACTTTGTCAAGTTAAAGAAAGACTTTGACGCTATGGACCCCGACCAACTTCTTAGAGATTATCTTGCTGATACGCAGAAAGGTCTTGACAAAGAAGACATTGATATCCTCATGGAAGAGTATTCTTACGATGAAGAAGTCGATGATGAATCTAAGGTCAAGAAAACTAAGATAGCAAGAAAGAAGGCTATTGCGGAGGCTAAAAATTACTTCAACTCCCAAAAAGAGAAATACAAGTTTCCACTTGAGTCAAGTGGTCTAAGCTTATCTCAACAGGAGAAAGAAGAGTTTGAAGCGTACCGTCAGTATACACAACAGGCAAAAACCCTGCAGGAGGAAAACGAGCGTAAGCGTAAGTGGTTCGACCAAAAGTCCGAAGAGGTCTTTAGTAAAGACTTCAAAGGTTTTGAGTTCGACATTAACGACAAGAAGGTTGTCTTTTCTCCCGGTGCAGCAGCAGAACTGAAGAAGGCTCAAGCAACTCCGATGAACTTTATTAACAAGTTTTTGGATGAGAGTGGTCTTATCAAAGACGCTGCAGGATACCATAGGGCTTTGTCAATTGCAATGAATCCCGAAAAGTTTGCTAAGCATTTCTATGAACAGGGTTTAGCAGATGCGACTGAAGATGTTTTACGTAAGACAAAAAATATTAACATGTCTGAGCGTAGAGCCCCTGAAGTTGTAAACAAGGGTGGAATGCAGGTGAAATCGGTGACACCGGATTCCGGAAGGAGTCTAAAAATCCGAAGCATTAAAAAAATAAATTAAAACTAAAAAAATGGCTGTTTTACCAAATCCCGGTTATCAGCTTCAGCCAAGTGCGGAGCAGGTACCATTATCGACTAACTATATTACCAACTTCAACTTCCTTAATCAGTATCTTCCTGATACTTATGAGAAGGAGTTTGAGCGTTATGGTAATCGTACTGTAGCATCTTTCCTACGTATGGTAGGAGCAGAGATGCCATCTAACTCAGACATGATTAAGTGGGCTGAGCAAGGCCGTCTGCATACTAAGTATGTTGATTGTGCTTCTAACGGAGACGCAGGTGATGACACTGCAACTATCACTGTAAGTGATGCTAACGTAAGTGGTATCGCTATCCGTGTTGGTCAGACTGTTTACATCTCTGACAATGCCACAGGTCTTTCTAACAAAGGTATCGTTACTGCTGTTAACACAACATCAGGTACTTTTGATGTAGCTTACTATGAGGCTGCAGGTCAGACTTTCGCATCAACTGATACATTATCTGTATGGATTTACGGTTCTGAGTTCAAGAAAGGAACTAATGGAATGATTGGTTCTTTGGAAGCAGAAGACGAAATCTTCTCTAACTCTCCAATTATCATCAAGGACAAATACGCTGTAAGCGGTTCTGACATGGCACAGATTGGATGGGTAGAGGTAACAACTGAGAACGGAGCTACCGGATACCTTTGGTATTTGAAGAGTGAGCACGAGACTCGCTTGCGTTTTGAGGACTACCTTGAGACTGCAATGATTGAGGCTGTTCCTGCTGAGTCAGGTTCAGGTGTTGCTACTCAAACTGCAAATACGCAGGTTGGTAACAAAGGTTCTGAAGGTATCTTCTACGTAGTAAATGAGCGCGGAAACGTATGGGGTGGTGGTAACCCAACTACTCTTGTAGATTTCGACAGCATCATCTCTCGTCTTGACAAGCAAGGTTCTATCGAAGAGAACGTAATCTTCGTTAACCGTGCCTTCAGCTTTGACATTGATGATATGCTTGCTGCTCAGAACAGCTACGGTACAGGTGGTACGTCTTATGGTCTTTTCGACAACGATAAGGACATGGCGCTCAATCTTGGTTTCACAGGCTTCCGCAGAGGTTACGACTTCTACAAGTCTGATTGGAAATACTTGAACGACCCAACTATGCGTGGTGGATTACCTACAGGTGCACAAGCTGCAGGTACTGTTACAGGTCTTTTGGTTCCTGCCGGTTCAACTACCGTGTACGACCAAATCCTTGGCAAGAACGCTAAGCGTCCATTCTTACACGTTCGTTACAGAGCGTCTGAGACTGAAGACCGCAGATACAAAACTTGGATTACAGGTTCTGCGGGTGGTGCTCAAACAAGCGACCTTGACGCAATGGAGGTTAACTTCCTTTCTGAGCGTTGCGTTTGTACCTTGGGTGCTAACAACTTCGTATTGTTCCGTTACGGTTCATAATACAAGTAATATAGGGTGGGGTGTCTTTAAAGACACTCCCCCTTCTTTTTAAATCTAATTAAATTAAAATCTAATGAAACAGAAATTAGTTCCTGCAGACAGGATATATAAGCTAAAAGGGGATTCAGCTCCCTTATCTTACACTTTGCCTTCGAGAAACACGAGAAGATTCCCTCTTCTGTGGTTTGACGAGGCAAATAACGTTAATAGACCTCTCAGATATGCCATCAATCAGAAGACTGCTTTTGAGGATGAGCAAGACGGAAATGCAATTGTAGAGCCTGTAATATTTGAGAATGGGTTCCTTCGAGTACCCAAAAACAACCCTGTTCTACAGGAGTTTTTACACTATCACCCCTTAAATGGTAGAACATTTATCGAGGTAGACCACGAAAAAGATGCGGCCAAAGAGGTTGAGAAGCTTGCCGCAGAGGTTGATGCGCTTGTAGAAGCTCGTCAGCTTAGTGTAGAGCAGCTTGAATTGGTTTCAAGGGTACTATTTGGAAAAGACCCAAGTAGGTTTACTACCGCAGAGCTGAAGCGTGATGTGTTGGTATATGCCAAAAAAGACCCTCACGGGTTCCTTAATATACTCAACGACCCACAGCTGAAGCACCAATCAAATGTGCATGTGTTCTTTGAAAATAAATTGCTGACCTTCAGAAACGGGCAGAAAGAGGTATGGTTTAATACCGCTTCCAACAAGAAAAAGATGATAACTGTACCTTATGGTCAGGACCCTTATTTCACGGTGGCTGAGTTTCTGAAGACAGATGAAGGTATTGATGCCCTGAAAATGCTTGAAAATAGTTTACTGTAGGTTTAATATATAAGCAAGCAATCGGTTACGGAGGGTATTTCTATACCCTCTTTTTTTGTTTATATTTGTAAAAAGATTATAATGATAAATTCCGTAAGAAATACCGTTTTAGCTGTTCTGAATAAGAACAATTACGGATACATCTCACCTTCCGATTTTAACCTCTACGCAAAAGAGGCTCAGTTGGAGGTGTTTGAAGAATATTTTTCAGAGTACAATAAGTTACTCAACATGGAAAATGCTCGTATGTCGGGCACTTCGTATGCTGACATCAGAAAAGCTACTGAAGAAGCCATGGAATTATTTGCTCTTACATCAACGCTTACACAAGTAACACCCGCGACAAATAGATTTTATCTTCCGTCTGTAACTACAACAGGCTTCGACTATTTTATGATTAATAAGATTATGTGTTATGACGCATCGGGGCTTACACGTGTATTTAAAGGAGAAGCCGAGAAGGTAACGCATACAAAAATTACGATGCTTACTACTTCTAATCTTACTGCACCAACAGAGCAGTATCCTGCGTATACACAAGAGGGTAGTATTCTTACAGTGTATCCTGCGACAATCAATCTTGCCAACGAAGTTGATGCAAATTATTTTAGATATCCCAAAGACCCTAAGTGGACTTACATCACGCTTACTAATGGTGAGCCTGTGTTTGACCAATCTCAACCTGACTATCAAGACTTTGAAGTTCCGTTTGAAGATGAGTATAAGCTCATTACTAAAATACTTCAGTATGCAGGAATGTCAATACGTGAGATTACAGCAGTTCAGTTTGGTGCTGCTGAAGAACAAAAACAATCGCAATAATTATGGCATACATTAGTCAATATCAGTATTACGAAAATAGCGGTAACCAACCCATTGATAGGAATTGGGGGTCATATCAATACGTAAGCCTATATGATATTGTCAACAACTTTTTGTTGATGTATTCGGGCAATCACTCTCTTGTAAATAATGAAGAGAGATTTAAGATATTATTTCACGCAAAGCGTGCTATTCAAGAGTTGAACTACGATGCTTTTAAAAGCATAAAAGTATTAGAGCTTACAGTAGATGATGGTCTTAGATATATTCTCCCATCTGATTATGTCAATTGGGTTCGCGTAAATCTTTACAAAGACGGATACTTAAGACCACTTACCGAGAACATTCAAATCCTTTCTTCACTTGCTTATCTTCAAGACCAAACGGGGAAGATATTATTTGACCAAGAAGGTAATGCGCTTTCTCCTGAGTTCTCTGAGATTGATGAGCAGCGTTTAGCAGGAACTAAGAAGAGTATATATCTTAACCCACAAAGTAGATATAACGGACAGGAAGGATGGTGTGTTGATGGCATGTGGTATTTTGATTATAGTCTTGGTGAGCGCTATGGTTTAAACACAGAGACAGCTAACTTCAACCCAACCTTTGCTATTGACCAACGAATGGGAGTAATAAACTTTAACTCTGATATGTATGGTCAATCTGTTATTCTCGAATACATCTCTGATGGAATGGAGAATGGCAACGATGCTAACGTAACGGTTAATAAATTATTTGAGAAGTACATCTATGCGTATATCACGTATGAGGTACTAAACTCTAAGCTTGGCGTTCAAGAATATATTGTAGCTCGCGCTCGTAAAGAGAAAGCTGCACTTCTTCGTAACGCAAAAATCAGAATGAGTAACATTCATCCGGGCAGACTTCTTATGAACCTGCGTGGTATGGACAAGTGGTTAAAATAATATGGCGAACATTACAAGAAATTTCACAGCAGGTAGGATGAATAAAGTCGTGGACGAGCGACTTGTTCCAAACGGAGAGTATATTGATGCGCTCAATGTACGCATGGGGTCTACTGAAAATGCTGAGATTGGTGTTATTGAAAACACAAAAGGTAATGTTCAGCTAACTACTTTAAAATATATTGATGGCACTCCGCTCAGCTCAAGCGCAAAATGTATTGGTGCTATTGACGACAGTGCCAACGAAACTCTTTATTGGTTTATCCATGACTCAAACTTCCCTGTAGGTAATACGGGTAAGCTTGACATGATAGTATCATTTAATGTATACTCTCAGATATTAACGTATCATATTGTAAGTATTGACAATGGAGGTGGCGTGAATACCACGTTAAACTTTAATCCGCAATACTTGATTACAGGCATTGATATTATTGATAACCTAATCTTCTTTACTGACAATTATAATCCTCCAAGGGTTCTTAATCGTAAAAGAAATTATCCTGACCCTGTTGCCGATGTAGACCAATTCACCTCTGAATCTATTCTTGTCATCAAGAAACCACCCGTTGAAGCCCCGGGTGTCCAACCTATCACTACAGGTGCTCAGGATAACTTTTTAGAGACTCGCTTTATTTGCTTTGCCTATCGTTATAGATACGAGGATGGCGAGTATAGCGCAACGTCTCAGTGGTCAGCTCCTGCGTTTCAGCCTAACCCATTTGAGTTTAGCGTAAATAGTTATCTCAACGAGGGTATGGTCAATTTGCACAATGCTGCTATTGTCACCTACAATACGGGCGGGCCTCTTGTTGTTGGTATCGACCTGCTTTTTAAAGAAGCGGGAGCAAGTATTGTCAAGGTGATTGAGAAACTTGACAAAGCAAATCTTGGACTTGCAGATAATACAGACTATACTTATACATTTAGCAATAGCAAGATATTTACTATCCTTCCCGAATCTGAGCTACTCAGATTATACGATAACGTACCACTACTTGCAAGAGCGCAGACCATTATGGGTAACCGCTTGATGTATGGAAATTATACGGAAGGGTATGATATGGTTGACGAGGATGGCAATCCCGTAAGACTTGAGTATGACGCTAATCTTGTATCTGAGCTAATTGACACTACTTCGCTTACAGACTCAACAGCTTCATCAAACTATACCTTTGGTAGCTCACAGACAATTGCAAACTCTGCAGTTTATGTAGACCTCACAGGAGTTGAGCTAATTGAAGGGGCGTCTATCACTTTAGAGATGAGGATGACGCACAATACATTTGCAGGAAGTACTCCATTCCCTACGGAGCAATCTGAAAATATAAATGCGACATTCTCATTCACGCTGCCAACCAATTACGCTTCAGTATATGCACTTGCTACAAGCGTAGCATTTCAGGACGCAGTTGGTACAGTTGCAAATATCCAAACTGTTGCAAACTCTTGTAGCGGTACAACATTTACAGACCAAATAAACTGCGCACTGCCCAACAACTTGGATGCGCTTATAAAATATCAAAGTGGTATCACAGCTGCAGGTCAGCCAATTACAATTATAACATCTCCTTCGAGTCAGCTAATTGGTTTCCAAATGCCGGCTATGCGTTATGTAGATAATACTACTACGCCTACTATTAATGTGTACGAGTACTACTCTGTAAACTTTGCAGAATCGTTCTATCAGAAGATTAACTCTCCACGAAGTCTTCATAGTAATCGTGGGTATGAGATTGGCATCGTATACATGGATGACTTTGGTCGTTCTACTACATCGCTTGTAAGTCCTAACAATACGGTACACGTACCGTGCTCTGCTTCTGATACCAAAAACAGCATTCAGGTTACAATACCTACAACACAGAAAGCGCCTTATTGGGCCACTCGATATAAGTTTGTTATCAAGCCTGATGAAGAGGATTATGATGTTATTTATAGTAGTATATTCTTTAATGACCCGCTCAGCAATAACGCATTCTTTTTGCTTGAAGGAGAGAATGCACGCAAGGTTGAGCAGGGTGATAGATTTATTGTAAAGGCTGACACAAGCGGACCTACAAATAACTGCGTGTACGCAACAGTTCTTGAGAAAGAATCAAAGCAAGAAGGATTTATTACTATACCAAGTGAGCTTGACCCGAATGTAAATATCCCTGTGCCATCAGGGGTTTACATGAAGATTAATCCAAACAGCTTCTCAGTTGTACAGGATGAGCTTTCTATAATTGCTCCGGGTACAAAAGAAGTGAACGAGAATACACCGGGAGAGTATCCTATTCTTGGATATGACATGAATAGGTTTGATACCGTAACAGGTCTATGGGTTGACTATAGCGTTCCTGCGGGTAGCCGGATTAAAATGAATATCAAATTCCAACGCCTTGGTGTAGGTGCAGGTAATGGTGCGTGTGAGCGCAGGATATATATATTAGAGAAAACACTTATTGCTTCTGCCAACTATGACAATATGCAGGATTGGTGGAACGGAGACAATGTGGAGCAGATTTTAAATGACGGAACGCAGGAGGTTGGTGATGGTGGCGCTCCGATTGAAAACGAATATATCGCAACTCTTGCTACCTCTTGGAACGATATACCAACTGCAGGGGATACCAACTACTATAGATTCTATCGTGAAGCCGGAACAAATAGGCTTTCACTTCTTATGAGTGGTACGGTTCGCTGCGGTGGTGTACTATCTGTTGAAAAGCGTAGGTCTACAATCATTGCAAACTTTGAGGTGTTTAGAGCAGAGACTACACTTATATTTGAGACCGAGCCAAAAGATTCACTACCTGATGTGTTCTTTGAAAACGAGATGTCATTCCCTATTGTGAATGGATTTCACACAGGTAACGTGCAGAACCAAACAAGTTCTTTGCCTGCAATTGTAGATACTGAGTTTTTTAACTGCTTCTGCTTTGGTAACGGAGCAGAGAGCTATAAGATTCGTGACTCAATTATCGGGCGTACATTCAACTTAGGCAACAGGGTAACATCTGTATCTGCTCAAGACTATAAAAGGACGTTACGATTTGCTGATATTACTTATAGCGGTGTTTACAACTTCGAGTCCAACGTAAACAAATTAAACGAGTTTAATCTTGGTTTAATAAACTACAAGTATTTAGAGGTTTCGTTTGGCCCTATCTACAAGATGGATGGCCGTGAGACTGACGTGCTTGTACTCCAAGAAGATAAGATTTCCTATGTATTAGCCGGTAAGAACTTACTCTCAGACGCAGCAGCCGGAGGAGCCATCACTTCAGTTCCTGAAGTATTAGGCACACAGATTGCTCGTGTCGAGAAGTATGGTATCAGCTTTAACCCTGAGAGCTATGTGCAGTGGGGTTATTACAGATACTTTACTGATGTTAAGCGTGGAGCTGTACTTCAATTAATTGGAAACTCTTACAGCTCAGACCAATTAAAAGTGGTGTCTGAAAACGGGATGCGTACTTGGTTTAGGGATACATTCATTGAATCATTCAATACGCAAAAGCTTGGTGGATTTGACCCATACCTTAATGAGTATGTGCTCACTTCTAATACTGAGCAGTTGCCACAACCTCAAGAGTGTTTGGCTTGTGGTGTTGCTCAGACATTTAATATTGCTGCAGGTGATAGCGTAACTTACTGCGTTGACCTTGGCGCTCCAATAGGAGACGTTACTATTGCTTATAGCGTAGACCCTACATCTACAGCAGAGTTTGAGGTTGAAGTTACCTATGATGGAAATACAGAGACTTCAGGTATTACTGATGAGTCAGGCTCTATTCTTATAGACAAGAGTTCAAATAGCGTAAATACCGCAACGGTTCTTATTAGTGCCACAGATGCTGTGGTCTTAACAGTCTCAGTAAGCTGTCCGGTATCTCTTATGATGAACATCGTTAACGTGTGCTTGACAAGTGCTGTTGATGCAGGATTCTTTGTTCACAATGAGTACAGATATACTGACGGAGACTTCGTATCTCCTCTTCAATCTAACCTTGTAACATTTGGTAGCGGCACTTCTCCGATTGTTTCAAACTATAGCATCATAACAGGTGCAATTGGAACAGGCGGTTTCCCTCCTGCAGGTGCAACGATGGAGATGATATGCCACAAGTTTGGATTTGACACTTATGATTTTGACACAGTAACTGATTCGTTCAGATATTATAGAAGCAATACGCTATACCCTAATACTGCTGTTGGTATAGCTAATTTACTTGCTGCTTCCTCAGAGGCAACTCCTATTACGGGGAGCGGTGGATTCCACTCAGCACCATTTACTGTACCATCATCAGGTGAGTACTTGTATATGATATGGGATTACAGAAACTCACTTCAGATTAGTTTATGCTACTCTGATATAGACCTGCAAGACTCTTGCTGTGGGTGTGCTCCTCCTACTGCTGAGCTTTGCTATGCAAGCACAAGCGCTGCTGACGCATGCTGCGACTGCCCAACGCAATCTACATACTATTTAAACGGACCAACATTTGCTTCGGCAACGGGTGTATTTACAGATGAGGCGCTTACGGTAGCTGCTCCTAATGGATACTACGCGCAAGGCGGTTTGGTTCGTCAGCAAACAGCAGGTGTATTACAAGCTCAGCAGTCCTGTCCGGGTTGCGGGGTTGAGGTATCTTTATGTTATTCAAGCACAGACGCATTTGACTCATGTTGCGGATGCTTACTTTAAAATAAAACGAAATGGCAACACAAGGAACTTATTATTTAGACGCACCATCACTCAGCTCGGCAACAGTAGTGTATGACGATGCCAACCTAACAACGGTTGCAGCGGATGGATTCTATTCAGATGGCATTATTTCTCGCGAGCAATCATCGGGCGTTCTTCTTCCACAGGTAGCGTGTCCATCATGTAACAACGAGTTTTTGGTAGGATTTGGTGGGTCAACTGAAGATGCTTGTGGATTCTTAGCATCAGGTACAGTAACCGGTGACGACCCTACGTTCTGTGATTGTACGACATTTACAGGAGCTATCTTCTCTGCTGCTGCAACCGGAACGTATTACGTTTCATTTGGCGGTTATAGTCTTCAGGTGAGTGTTACTAACGGGAACCCTGTAGCTACTGTTACAGGAGTGTGTGTTACTTGTGTACCTTCTTACTCTGTAGGGAACTGCGGTGTGAGCAATGTGAATGTAACAGGTGCTTGTAACGATGCAGTAAACAATCCAAAGACCTTATATTCTGACTGCCCAATAGTTTCATTGGCTGTAGGTTGTGGTCTTTATTGGGATGCAGCACTTCAGTCTCCTGTTACTGAACTGTATGTGTTTGCAAATGTGAATTGGGATATGGACGGATATGGTATCATAGCAGCTTACTCAGCAACTCAATGTTAATAAATGCCAAACTACACACTATCATATAGCGAAGGCGTTCAAGGGTGGCCATCATTCTACTCTTTCAATCCTGATTACATGATTGGGATGAACAACTACTTCTATTCATTTAATGGCGGTAACCTCTATCGCCATAACGTAAATGAGTTGCGAAATAATTTCTATGGGGTTCAGTATAACTCAGTACTTCAAAGTGTATTCAATGATGCTCCACTTGAGAACAAGTTATTCAAGACTTTAAATTTAGAAGGAGACGACTCATGGGATGCCGAAATGCAGAGTGATATACAGAACTCAGGCGTTATTGATGCAGCATGGTTTGAGAAAAAAGAAGGGGCATGGTTTGCTTTTGTAAGAAACGAAGGAACTGTACCTGCTCAACCATCTGAGTATGCGCTTAGGTCTGTGAATGGTATTGGGAAAAGCACTACCATTACGGGGACGGGAGCGGCAGTACAGGTGAACTTTGCTATTGGAGCAAGTCCTATTGTAATAGGAAACATCTTAAGCATTGGCGACTATTTGTACTACAGTTTACCGCCAACCTATAACACACCTGTACTATTTGGTCAGGTAACTAATATACAGGTTGACTATCCTTCTAACTTAAATAGGATTACAGTGGACACGACAATACCCGGAGCGTCAATTCCCGGTATTCAAGACCCATACATTATGTATATCAAAAGCTCAATTGCTGAGTCGCACGGGGTGCTTGGTCACTACTGCGTTTTCACTCTTGAGAACGACAATACAAGTAAGGTTGAGCTGTTCGCTGCTGAGTCAGAAGTTATGAAAAGTTATCCTTAAATTTGTGTAAGATGCCACTTAATGTACGACCATTGAACGAAAATGATTATGACGGCATCCTGAAGGGGTGGTGGCATGATTGGGGATGGGAGCCTCCGCAAAAAGACTTTCTTCCTGACGATGGTAAGGGTGGTATTATAGTTCTTGATGAGGACGAACCGGTGTGCGCAGGGTTTATGTATACGACAAACTCAAAGGTAGCTTGGGTGGATTGGATTATATCGAGTAAGACGTACAGAAAACCTGAGAGAAAAGAAGCTATACTATTATTAGTCGATACGTTGACTAATATTTGTAGAAATACAGGGCATAAATATGTATATGCCTTGATTAAACACCAAAGCCTAATAGGTGCTTATGAAAAATTAGGGTACATAAAAGGTGATGGATATACAAGTGAAATGATTAAAGTATTATAACATGGCTATAACTACAGCAGCAGCAGTTGGATTAGGAATATCAGCAATTAGCACAGGTGCTTCATTTGCTCAGCAATCTAAACAGAAAAAAGAACAGAGAAAAGCTGAGAATGAGGCGGCTAAATTTTTAGCTGATGCTCGCAAGAAACTTGACATAAACTTCTATGAGCAACTTGGTATTCAAAAGGAACCTTATGAGCTTGCTCGTGAAGCGGTAACATCGACAGCCGCTCAAGCTATTGAGGCGGGAAGAGAGAGTGAGCGTGGTGCTGCAGCTACTGCAGGTCGTGTATTTTTAGGAGCAGGGCAGGAGCAGCGTAAGATAGCTACTGCAATGGGTCAAGAGATGCAGGCGCTTGATAAGCTTGCTATAGCAGAAGAGACAAGACTTCGTGATATGCAGGCTAGTCTTGACATTTCAGAAGCAACAGGTGCACAAAGAGCTGCAGCAGTAGCTGAAGCAAGAGCTGCACAGGCAGGAGCTCAAGCAATGAAAGGTGTGGCAAGTCTTGGAACTCAAATAACTGCAGCTTTATCTGATTACGGTAAATCAGAAGGTACACAAGCGTTTAATAAAATGGAAGACCTTGCGATGAATAAGAACAATCTTAGTCAAGCTGATTTTCAAAAAAGCGTAGCTTCTTTAGGTACGGTTGGTGGGGTTGACTTTAGTAAAGTTGGCTCAATGAACCCAACTGCTTTTGAGTCTTTTATGGTTGGGGTAAATCCAAATGTTTTACAACAAGTAAATCAGCAACTCCCAAATTCTTTACAATCATTTAGACCGGCTGATTATGCAATACCTACATTTCAACCAAATTTTTATAGCCCTTGGGCTATGCCTTCAATTGGAGGACGATAAAACGAAATAAGAAATGGCAAAGACATATTTTGAATACGCAGATAGGCTACCTGAAAGTCAGATAAATTGGTTTCAGGTTGGCAAGGATATTACCGATGGTATAAAAAAAGAAGATGAGCTTCGCCAAAAAAGAAAGGCCGAGACTGAAGCTGCGTTCCGTAAAGATGTTCAAGAGTTAGCTAATGCCCCTACGGGAAACTCCGACCTTGTAAACCAATACACTTTTAGTTATACGTCAAAGGCTACAGATTATTTGCTTCAGATGAATAGACTACTGAAAGCCGGTGCTATTAAACCAAAAGACTATAGTCTTGCAACGCAAAATCTAAGAGATGGAACAGGAGTTTTATTTAATCTCGTTAAAGAATATCAAGCTGAGTACGAGGAGAAGATGAAAAGAGCACAGCCCGGAGGCGATGGCTCTGCTGCTGAAACTCAGATTATGGGAATGGTTGAAGGCTTTGCTAACCTTAGAGATACAGAAGCTTTAATTAATCCAAATACGGGGGCTGTTGGTATAGGCAAAATGGAAACAAAAGACGGCATAAGAGTTCTAAAAGAAGGTGCTGATAATTATATGACCGTTAATCAGCTTCGCAATCGTATTAAGCAAAAGATTAATAAGTATCAAGTAAATGATGATTTAAAAGGCGAGGTTGATTTGTTGGGAGATGTAATAAGTGAAGTTGTGACAAAGACAGGTAGTTCTACTGAAACAGGTTTTATGACAAAGATAACCGACCCTACTAAGCGTGTTGGTTTAAGCCAAGAGGGCAAACAGGCTGTTGATGCTTACCTGCAATCTGAGAAAGATATTATTGCTGCAAAACTTACTAACCCTTACAACACATCATCTATTCTTTTTGATTGGGCAGGTGGCATAGACCCTAAGACTAAAAAACCTTATCAAGTAGTCTTTGATGAAAAGCTTGCTAATACAAGTTCTCATTATGTGCTTTATTCTTTTAAAGAAGGTGTGATGCAACCTGACTTTGACGCCACTGCAAATGGAAGAGAGCAAAAGAAAGAAGCCGAGAAGTACCTTACTAATAAGTTTCGTAGCATGCTTGAGCAGAAAACTGAGCTACAACCATTTGCTCAGCCTCGTGCAGAATATGCTCCTTCTTACTTATATGAAAGAGGAGACAAAAGAAAGGAAGCGCAGACTGCAGGTAATATGATTGGTATGTTGTATAGTGGAAATCCTGAACAACAGCAAGCTGCAGTTAACTATTTTATGGGGCTTCCGGGTGTTACTGATGTTAAGCGTAATGATAATGGAATTTTAATTACACGTAATGGTGAAACTAAGCCTATACCATTTATTAATAAAGTATCCGGAAAACGAATGTCGCTAGAACAATTTGTCGCTTCATCTTCAACAGGATTACTTGGAGAAAAAACAAACGTAGATGATATTCTTAGAGGTGCGCTTAGTACGGGTTCTAAAAATTTCCAATCCGGTACTGCTTCTGCAAGGTCAATAAGCTTGAATCCTAATGAGATGTATGGCAATTATGTAAACACTAAAATAAACCCATCATTAATATCCACTTCTACAGATAATGATAGAGCTGAAGTAGAAACATTAAAAAGCGTAAAACCATTAGTACAAGCGCTTGGGTTTGAAGCCGTAATTCCATCGACTCCATTTACAGTAGGTAAGTTTATTGAAATAAAAGGCAATGGAAAAACTACAGGGAAAATTGACCTTAGTAGTCCTGATGACGCTGTGGCTCAAATACAATCGTTCCTTATAGCAAATGTGCCCGGTAAGACGGAAGAAGAAAAGCTTATATTCCTAAGTGGCCTTGCTAAAAAAGGTGTGATTGCAGCACCACAACCACAGGACCAACAAGCTGCAACTACACAGGGCGTAGGAAGTAAATATAATTAATTAACTTTAGGTCACAATGAACGAGCAAGCAATAATAGACGCATATAATCTGTTCGTACAGAATGGATACAATAAATCTCTTGATGACTATAAGAAATTAATAGCATCAAATTCACAGGCGGTACAAGACTCTTATGATTTGTTTGTTGGTAATGGATACAGTAAATCTATTGACGACTTTAAATCGTTAATGGGTCTATCCGTTCCTTCTAAAAAAAAAGACGATACGGTATCTGCCTTGGCTCCGTCTTTATTGGCATCACCTTCGACTAAAGCCGTTGCTGAATCTACAGCCGTAAAGCCTGTAATAGTAGGGCAATCCCCTAAAAAAGAAGAAGGAGATAGCTATTTAAAAAATATATATAACAACCTTGCTCTTGGCGCATCATACGTCAATGAAGCTGTCGTATCTGTTCCTGAAACACTAATAAACCTTTTTGCTATACCTCAGAACTTTATAGCAGAAAAGACAGGGTGGAATATTGGCACTAATGCAGACCAAGTAAAAAAACAACTTGGTATTAAAAATCCATTATTAGATTACATACAAGAAAGCCAAAAGGTTATAAAGGGTGATGTATCAAAATATATAGCCCAAAACTATGATGACCCAAGTATTGTGGGTAACTTTCAAAAAGGAAACTATCAAGAAGCGTTTGAACTACTTGGTTCAAGCATAGCTCAATCAGCTCCTCTTAGCGCTACAATGATGATGGCAGGGGCTTATATGGCACCCGCTCGTCTTGCAGCTATTACTACAGTTGGTCTAACTGAAAGTCAAAGAAAAGAACTTGAAGAGATGGACCCTGAGATGAAAGAGTCAGAGAAAACGTTGAAGGCTCTTGGTATGTCTGCGGCTGAATCAGTGTTTGAATCGTTAGGGTCGGCTACTATTGGTAGGGCGTATAGAGATATTGCAAAGAGAGAAGGGAAGGAAGCTGCTAAAGATATTTTGAAGAATGGTCTTGTTCAAACCTATAAGAAAGCATTAGAAAAGACAGGAGCTGCTGCGGGTTTTGCAGGCGAAGGAATCGAAGAAGCTGCTACCCAAATAACTCAAAATGTTATTGCAGGAAAACCAACATTTGAAGGGGTTGCTGATGCGTTTGTTACCGGAGCAGGGAGTGGTGTAATATTTACTGCGCCTATATCTGCAGCACAAGCAAAAAATTACATTAACAATAAAGTTAAAACGTATCAAGCGAAAGACAAGATTGGGGAAGTGCTTGGCGAAAAAGCTGACAATATTAATAATCTTTATAATGTTCCTGCAAATTCGGATATTACTGCTGAACAACTTGAGGTTGCTAATGTCGACAATGCTCGATTGGTATTACAAAAGAAACTTAAAGATGCTGTAGATAAGGGGACTATAACAGAAGATGACGCAAAGCAATCGCTGTATGTTTTTGATAAGACTCAACAGGTATCTAACTCTGTAAAAGATTTAGATGTTAGTGTTGAAGATAAAGCAAAGATTGCTACACTTCTCAAAAAAAGAGATGAGCTTGCCACTAAAATACAAAACAAAGACGATGTATTAGTGGTATTGGAGAAGCAGCAAATACAAGAAATAAACAATCAGATTCAATCAATCATAACTAAACCAAAAGAAGATGCCGTTCAAAAGCAAGCAGCAGGTGAAGTACCTGTACAGCCAACTACCGGAATTAGCGAAGAAGTGGCGCAAGGAGAACCCCAATCAAAACCTGAAGTCGTTACCGAAGAAGGTGTCACGCCTGAAGTCACGGAAGAAAAAGTAGTGTCTTTAAAGACACAGCCTGAGATAACAAGAGAGTCTGTTGCTGCTTTTACCGATGAGCAGTTGGCTCCTGTTATGAACCTAATACCTAAAACTGAAGGGATACCCGTTCAAGATGCAGTATACGATGCCTATGTTGCATCTAAAAAAGAAGGGACAAATCCTGAATTAGTTAATCAAGTAGAAAATTTAGTTTATGAAAGTATACAAGATAAAGGGGTACAACGACTCGGAGAGCCTGTTCTCCCCACGCCCACGGAAATTAAGCTCCCTACAGCTCAGCAAGAGCGTGTACAACCTTCTCCAAAGCGAGAAGAAATCAAGCAGTCCCTTGACAGAGTCAAAAATGCAGGGGTCTTGGTCTCCGCTCAAACAGGGAAAGAAGGGATAACACAAGAAGAGATTGACGTACAGATGGCGCTTACCGATGCCATGGCTAACGTATGGAAAGAAACAACCGGCAATGATGACTTTTATGATACGTTCATTGAAGACATAAAAGTCGGTGATATTGACGCTATCAAAGAAAAGGGAGGTGCACTTTTCCAAAATGTTGAGCAGTCTCAGCGTCCCTTGTCTCGTGTGAGCTTAGCTATATTTGAGCTTCCTGAGTTTCAAAAGATGAAAGGAAGTACAGTTGCCGTTCAGTCTGTCACCGACATGATAAAGTCTCGCGGTAAGCAAATTGAAAAAGATATCATCAACACAGTACTTGGATACGATAAATACAAGGGACAGAAGAAAATATCTTTTGATGAGTTTCGTGATGATGTTGAGACACAGGTGATGAAGCTTGAAAAGATTAACACTAATACCTATGCAACATACGGTAAAGGGAATCTTGGTAATAAGGAAGATTATGGAACGGCAGAAACTATCATCTTTAATAGTCCCATTGACCACGGACAGTACGGTCACTTCCGCAATGACTTCACAAAGCAAGGACTACAGCAAAAGACTTGGAATATCAAACAGCTTCCGGGTACAGAGCAGTATGTAGCTATTGACGCTGATATGCCATCCGATGTAACACAAGCTGAAGTTTCGCAATACATTGGCACGGCAGGACCAAAAGCTGATGTTGAAAGATGGATAGCTGATAGAAATAATATTAAAAACGATGCTGAGATAAACAAAGGTCTCTTCGGTCACATTCGTGGATGGTTTAATAAAGAAAAAGGAATATACAATTTAGCTGAGCTTCAAAGCGATTACTTTCAAAAGAATAAGGCCAATGATTTATATGCTTCAAAAATTACTGAAGACGAGATTAACGAGTATCTAAATAAAAACTTCACAGTAGCGCTTGATAAGAAGTATGTAGACATAATGAAGAATGATTTTGATTTAGAGACTAAGATATTTAATGACGCAAATGGCAACAGAATTGTTCAAGTATTTAAAAAGTCAGACCCTGAAAATATCATTGAGCAAATGTCTTATGCGCCATCCTATATTCCTCGAATTGGGTATACAGTAGATGAAATAGGTGAATATTTAACTGTTGTATTGGCTGCAAGAAAAGTAGATTCAGCAAGAACAATTGCAAAAGCAATGGAAGAAGGGGAACAAGCTTTAGGCGATTCAAGATATAATCAACTAAGAGACCTGTACAACAAAGAAGAATATAATATACAAAAAGAAGAAAGACAGAAATACATAGCTAAAAGGGTTGAAGAGATTAAGAAGTCCGATGAAGGGAACTTAATGCTCAAGCAGTTTGCTGCGTCTCAGAAAGTACATGAGCTAAGACTATTTAGAGAAGCCATTAAACATGCTGCAGAGAGCGGAGCTACGGAACTTAGATTCCCCGCGCCATTTACTATTGCTACCATTGAAGGATATATCAGCGAGTCAGGGCGAGCTCCTTATGAAATTATTGAAGGAAATGAAAGTAGACTTGACCATGGTGATACAATAGATTATGGTGGAGTAGAGATGATGGTAGTAGACTCTTCAGCTTTTTCTATAACTGTAGCTCCAAAAGATGAAGTTATTATTTACAATATACCTGACTTAGTAGATGATGAAGCTAATATTAGAATGGATGAAATAGACTATGATATTAAAAAGCAGTTTGATGATGTAGACAACATTACAAGAGAAGACGCTGAAAATTATAAAGAGGATGAATGGATGGCAGGATATGTAACATTTCATCTTGATAATTACTTTAAAAATAATCCTGAAGCAGAAAGCGTTTCTTGGGCCCGGATATATGATATTGTAGAAAATGATGTGCGTACAGAGTTTGAGCAAATGGACATAAGTGATTTAATATCATGGTCAGCAGATATGTATGTGCATGATGATACCGTATATGCACTTGAAAGAAGGAATGCGGAAAGGCTTGGTCAGCCTGATGAGTATGATAGCGATGTAGATGAAGACAATTTTAGGCAAGACTTAGACGATGACCAAGAGACAGTCGTTAGTAAATACGAGTCACTTGGCGATACGATTAAAAAGATGCGTACCGATGCGCAAATTGTAACTGATGCAAATGGTAAAAGTTGGCTTTCGACAAAGATTACTGACGCTGATAGAATGAATCCTGTTATCGCCTTCCAACAAGAAGGTGGTAAAATTAAAGGAGCTATTGACTTCTCAAATGATAACAAAGCTTCTATTTATATTTTTAAAGGAGCTGACATCTCAACGCTTGCGCACGAAGCGACAGGGCACCTTGGTCGTAGAATGCTTGAGCAATTAGCTCAGCGTGACCCTATGTTTGCAAGAGACTATGAGGCAGCAAAAACATGGTCCGGAGTGAAAGATGACCAATGGTCAGTTGCGGCAGAAGAGAAGTTTGCAAGAGGATTTGAGCGCTACCTTAGAAATGGCAAAGCCCCTAATCAATCCCTGAAAAGCGTATTTGAAAAGTTAAGAACATGGCTTACTAATATCTACAAGTTCATCAAGGATAGTAGTATAGATGTTGAGCTTACGCCTGAGATAACTCGTGTGTTTGATAATTTGCTTGGAGGCAAAGAGCCAAGACGCGCTCCTTCTGCACAAAAAATATTAGGACAGAAAAAGACTAAGGTTACCGTTGACGAGATGGCTGCACTCAAAGACCAAATAAGACTTGAAGCTCGTGCTGCTCGTGAAGCAAAAGGTGACCTGAATAAAAAACGCAAGCAACTTATTGACGTAGTTCGCAAAATGGGAACTGACGGTAAGATGGACGTTAAGAAGGTCAATGCTCTTATCAATAGAATAGGTAAACTTAATCTTGACAGTCAGATAGCGGTAGATAAATTTGTAGACTACGCAGAAAAGGTATTTGCTGACGCAGAGTATGCTAATAAGTTGGGTGCTGCAACCATTATGCGCAGGCAGATTCGTAAGCTATCTAAAAACAAAGACAAGGCTGCAAACCTAAGAGACCTTGGGTCGCAATTCGTAGAAATAGACCCTTCAATGGTTGAGGATATTGATGCCTATAATCAAATGGCATCTATGCTGAGCGAGTCAATCAAGGGCTCGTCCATACGTGGTAAAGATGTGAAGTTCGCAGATATTGTTAGACAAGATGAGCTTGTTCCTTATATCAATAGAGAGATGGATGCTCAGCGTCAGAAGTTATTCGACATGAAGGTAGCCGAGATACAAGAACTGCTTGGCGTAGACGCATCTGAACTGAACTACGAACAGCTCGTTGAGCTTCTCGCTAAAGATAAAGAGATGCCAAAGGATAACGAAAAGCTTGTGCGCTCCGCTATCAATAAGGCTTTTGATATTTACTCCACTATGATTAAGGAGTCTATCAAGACCGGTAAAGACCTATTCACCGGTGAAGAAGTAAGCTACACCCCATCACAGAAAAAAGTAGTAGGCGAGTTCATGAATATGAAGCTTGACGAGCTAAGTCCAAAAGAAGCATTAGAAGCTGTTGATGGTCTTATGAACTTTATTCAGAACGGTTCTACTGCAAAAATGGAATCAGTGGTTCGTTCTTATACAGGAAGAGTCAACGCAAAAGAATTAGCAAACAAGGGGATTAAAGCATCCCCTCTTCGTAAGTATTGGTCTAAACCACTTGGGAGATTTTTAGGTGAGCAAACAACCAATCTAAATATCTTATTTGAAAAGATGTTCAAAGGTTTTGAGCGTGGTGGCATGGTTGAGGACAAGTCAGGCGTAACAGACCTAAAGAATGGAAAGTCAGCAGGACAGGCAGAAGCCAACGCTATTGTCAATGACTATGTTAAAAAATTCTACGAAAAGAAGGCAAACGGTGAAGCCTTTAATACAGACTTTAATAACGTAGAACGTGGTATGACAGCATTTATGATGCGTAATGTTATTGGTAGTGAAGCTGAGATGAAGGCTGAGTTTGATAGAAGAAAAAACCTTGTCAATGAATCTATCGCTGAACTTGAAAAAGGAAACGAGCAAGAGGTAGAAAAATCTAAAGTATATCAGGAGGTTTATGATAAGATTTTAAAAGACGCTACTAACATGGATGAGGTTAGCGCAAATGTTGACAAGACTAATATGGATGCAGTAAACTTTTGGCAAGCGCAGTGGGCTAATAAATATGAAGAGCTTGCTGATGTATCGCTCAATGTGTACAACAAAATATTAGGCAAAGACATCAACTATAACCCTGATAAGTTTACAAATCTGAGCACTGAGACAGGCACAGTTGAGATTGCTACAGATGATATGGCGTTCCACGTCAATAATGGAACCATTTATAAGAAAGAAACAGGCGTGCTTATGGAGGCTACTCGCCCTGAATCTCTTCCAAAAAACCCAAAGAATGGAGAGACAAGCATGTATATCGACCTTTCTTTTGATAAGAATAATGCTAACGCTATGTATGACGCGCTTGTTGATATTAAAACAGCAGGTCCAATCAGACAAGTAGAAAGCTTTCTTAACTCAGCATCACTTAAAAAAGTGGTACCACAAGCCGAAGATGCAGAGATATTAAAAGACAGGATTAGTCTTTTTGTAAATAACATTCGTAACAAGAATCCATACTCAAATGATGAGCTGTCAAGAGCAGTAAGAAGACTTAATAAAATTGCAGCTATTGGTGTCGGTCAGTCTCTTGGCGGTGTGTTACAGCCTGTTAAACAGGTTATACCTGTGGCTATGAACACGCTTATTAATGGTGGTGGTTTAGACATCGGAGCAGTAACTAATCCTGCAAAAAATAAATTTATTAGCAACTCAGGATATGCCATTGCTAATCGTGGTGTTGAGTCACAAGCTCAAATAGAATCTATTGATAAGTTAATTGATAAAGCAGCTAAATCAAAAGGAGAAAAATCACTTCAGTATATAGAGGAAGCCAATAGAAAATGGCTTGAAATATTCTTGGTAAAGCCCGATGTATTCATTGCGCGCTCTTCTTGGATGACTTATTATGAGCAGTCTCTTGAAAAGCAAGGTATCAATCCTAAGACTATTGATTATAATACGCATGAGATAAATAAAAAAGCAGCTGATTATGCTCAGCGTATGGTTGACCGTCAACAAAACATATCTGACGCGGACCTTGCCGGTAAACTCTTTGCAGGTAAAGAACCTACAAAGCAGGTGATGATTAAGATGCTTATGCCGTTTGCTTCATTTAGAATGAACCAATCTGCAAGGCTTGGCGCTGACCTCGGAACGCTCATGTCTAATGTGTCAACCGTAGAAGACAAGAAGATTGCCGCTCGTTCACTTGCAGGTTTTGGTGTAGAGATGGCGACCTTTAGAATGATTTCAGTTGGCTCAGCACTATTAATTGCAGCACTTGTTAAGCAGGTGATGGGAAGAGAAGATGATGAGGAGAAGGATAAGAAGAAGATGGACGCTATCGTGAAAGGTCAGCTTACAAGCACCGTTGCGGACATGTTTTCTCCTCTTCCGCTTACAGATAAGATTGTACAGGCAGGCGCAGCGGGCGCTCTTGAAAAAGTACAAAACGCATTAGAAGTAGCTGATGAAGATAGGCTATCAATTTACTCAGGTAATAAACAAGATTTAGTACAAAGTCTTGGTTTATTTGGTATCACAGCAGATAGAGCTCTTCAGTTATATGATATAGCTAATCTCTCTTCAGGTGGTTCTTTTAAAGATGACTATGGTCGCGAAAAGTATTTATCAGAGTCAGACAGGGAAGCACTTGCGTTACTTATTGCCCCTGCACTTTTAACCAATATCGGTCTTGCTCCATCAGAGGTTAACTCAGTTATTCGTTCTTCTGTCAATGATGCAAAGCGCAACGCAACTACCAATGAAAGTGGGGTGAAGAAAGAAAAGGGAGCAGGAAAAAAGATGAGTAAAGAAGATATGAAAAAATATTATCCTGATATGTACAATGAAATGTACGGACCCGGTGGTACTCTTTATGAAGTAGAACAAATGAAAAAAGAAATTAGAAAAGAAAAGCAATCACTTAAACAATAATACAATGGCACTACCAATATCATTTTCGGAATTTGTAAAAGAACCCGTAAAGGCTGTGATGTTCCTCTGCCTGATAGCAGTAGGATATCTCTATGTAGATTTAAAGATTAACTACAGCAACCAAATAGAAAAGCAGGGACAAAAGATTGAAGTACTTGAGTCGAAGATAGATGCACTGACTCAACAGCTTCGCAGGTCTGATAGCCTTCAGTCTGCAGCTAATTCTAAATTAATGTTGTTACAAGAATTGGGTAAAATAAAATGAGAAAGATATTACTTATACCATTCATACTTATCTCTTGTCAGCAGGAGCTGAAGGTGCAGCCGGAGGCTATGCCTGCAGTAGATAGCATTTTGATTAAGAGTATAAAGACAAGCGACTCCTCTGTAGTTGCACTAAAGATAGCAGACAAAAAAACAGAGCAAGTAGTAAAGGAAGTGGTGAAGAAGGTTGACAATATGAGAAACGAGATAAAGACTTTGAAAGAGACTATCAAAATAACAAAGTCAACTGTTGTTAGAGACACTGTATTTATTACTGAAAAGAAAAACTTTTGGGGCAAAACAAAAACAACAATAGATAGCACATCAAATGAAAAAGATTTTTAATTGGATTGGAGGATTCTTCTCCTCCGAAAGCAACAACTCAAGCAAGAGACTTGTAGGAATCATAGGAGCTATGTTTTTATTTTGGACGATGTGGGATAACTCTCACTCTGAAAACCATATAGCCCCCGCAGATTCATTAGTGTATAGCGTAGCTACGCTCGTAGCTGTCTCTCTTGGTCTCACCACCATCGAGTCAGTGGCTAACATATTTAAGTCTATTAAAGGGAAGGAAGAAGACCCTACGTAAACCTTACGTACTTCAACTCTCTTTGCTGTTCGTAGTAGACCATCATCTCTACATCAGTATTGCCTCCTTCTCGTGGAGCGCGACCACCTAATCTTACTTCACCGACAAGGCTAAACACCTTGCCGTAGATGATGCCGTCATCACACGCCCATATTAGCACGGGATTTAATCTCTTATCGATAAGCTTACTCACCTTACTCAGCGCAACAGGTAGAGGGTAGGCTGTCTTCATAGACTTTAATCTACCCTTCACCTCTGCATACGCAATCAAATTACCATCCTTGTCGAATACTTTATAGTCAATATCCTGTGGTCCAAGCTTTTTAAATGAACCTTTGAACACGTTTACGAATGTGTTAATGGCTTTCTTCTCTCTATCAAGGTCTTGCTCTGTTTCAAAAATCGTCATCTTCAATAAGTTTTATTGTTGCTCGAAGGTCTCGCATGAGTGATTTGATTTTTTCGATAGCGGAGTCGTATCTCCTGTCCACCAAGTTTTCATAGATGGAAGTCACGTCTTCGTGAAAGCCCTCCGTCATAAATGATATGCGGTGGCCCCTATCTTTTTCCTGCTCAGTCATCGAACATCTTTCTTATTTTGCGTTCAACAATTAACTCGTGCCCCACCGGAGTATTCTCTTCAATTAATTTAATAATTTTCATAAGCCTACTTTCATCAGCAATTTTAAGCTGAGCAAGTTCCTCTTTTAATAAATAGATTTCTGCCCTCAAATTCTCACAATCATCAACTAAATTTACAGGTTGTTTTTCAGAAAGAAATAGCTCACGGCATCTTAAATATTTCCGCATCGTGTGCATATCTGTCTCCTTCAAATCTTTTAGAGACTGAACGTAGTGTATGATTGTGGTATGGTCTTTATCAAGGGTCTCTGCAATGAAGGGCAGAGAATATCCTGCTTCACGCAGAAGTGTTGAATATATCATACGCGCTTCTACCACAAAACGCTTTCTGTTTTTGGCAAGGATGCTCACACCCGTTACCATCTCCACTATGTTGCGTACTACGTCAACATCAGTCCTTTGGTCCTCGATAGACAATTGCTTTAATTCCATGTTTAGTTAATTCTTTAATACGAAACTCTTGTAGTTTACTTAGCTTACCATCCGCACGCTTGACTTCAATGAACTCAACATCGCTATCCTTTGGTATAGCAATGAGGTCAGGGATACCATTCTTATTGGTCTTCATCAGTTTGATGACGTAGTATCCCTTATCCTCAAGCTCTTTAATCAGCTTGCTTTGTATCTGCTGCTCGGTCATTACAAGTAGTCTTTCTCAAAATGTTTTAAGGTATAATCTTTTTTCTTGGTTACCGCCTTGTAGATGTCATGCTCGATTCCTCCCTTGCTGAACACCCAATACACGTGGTTGAACGCACGTTCTTTGGTAGTCATCCTGTCCTTACTCTGCCAATAACTTGTAGCACTAAAGTCAATATTGTAGTACACTAAGTAGTCAGCCTGCTTAAGACTTATTCCCTCACGCCCACTTACAATCTGCAAAGCTATGTTCTTATTGGTGTCTTCAAAGACACTAAGTTCAGTTGTCAAGTCATCCTTGAATACTGACTGCAACGCAGAGAGCTCCTCCTTAAACTTGTAAAAGATTCCAATCTTACAACCGGCAAAGTATTCTTTAATGAACTCAGCCTTACTTGTGTCAAGCACCATGCTGTTGCCACTCTCAAACTTGATAGTCCCACTACATAGCTGATGCACCTTCATCATTAGCTTCACAGGAGTATCTGCAAGAATAATTTCGCTCTTACCTTCCACTACCAAGTCCTTTTTCAGCTTCTTAATCAACTCCACCGTGCTTGGCTTCATCTCCACCTCAAGTACTTCCTCAGTCACCTGCGTCACAAAGCCTGCGTCCTGCTGAGAGTAGTTGATAGTGTAGGGCTTCATGGCTTCGATGATACTATCAAGCCCCTTGCTGTAATCATTAACGAATAGCCCGTTGATTTTCTTCTTGGTAATCCTGACGTAGTCGTCAGCAAACCGATAGAAGTTTCGGTACCCGTGAAACGGGTTTCCGGGTATGCCATACACCTGATGATACATCTGCGAGTAACTCTCAGGTGTTGGTGTACCACTAAGCAGTATCACATACGGGTCACACTTCTCAATCAAATCTTTCACCATCACCGCTCTCTCGCTTGGTTTAGCAAAGGCTCCGAGCCCATGCGCCTCGTCAAGGATAATCAAGTTCCACATCTCATCATCCATCACCGTATGCAAACTCTCGTAGTTGATGACGGTAATCTTGAAGCTTGGGTTTAGCGCAGCGTAGTCATCTTCGATGCTACCGATAGCCTTCTTCTTTGTAACGAATAACACCTGCTTGAATCCTAACGCATCTGCTATACCCAAACTCGTGAGCGTCTTACCTGTTCTCACCTCCATGGCGAGGTAAAGGAAGCGATGTGCCATTAGGGTCTTGGACCCTAATGCAATTATCTCTATTTGATATGGTCTAAATTCCACTTGGCTACCTCCTTTTTCGTGTAGGTTTTTATAATAGTCTCGGCTACGTTGTAGCCGTGGAAGAATCTCCGGTGCATCCTTATACTTGTACACGTAGCTCACTTCAATCTTTACGCCCCTGCCTGTCTTCACCTCTTTCATCTGTCCCATCACACGGCAAAGAGTATCGCAGTACTTCCACATGCTGTAGTCAGAATACCCCGGTGTTCTCTCAACTATCTGCATCCTTTTCTTTTTTACGGTGAATAATAATCCATCTTCCATTCAGGTCGCGCCCTTCTTCAGGAACGATACCCTCTTTGTACATCGCGTAAGCAACCAACCATTTGTAGAACTTGGTCCTACTGATGGTCATCTTTGCCTTCGGTCCGTAGTCAGGATACTCGCTGATGAAGTCGTGATAGAGCTCGTTCTTGTACACCCTTACCCCTGTTTCAAGTGAAGTATTCTTAGGCTGTCCCTCCACAAGACCGCACCATTCAATAAAGTCGTGCGATGTCTCTGCTGATAGCTGACGAATCTTTAGGTTTACAAACTTACTCTTCACTAATCCGGTTCTAAGATAAGACTTGAGACAACCTATCATGTAGTTGTCAAACTCACACCAATCATCATCTGTCCAATCCCCGAACATGAGCTTACCAAACTCATCAAGTGGCGTATACGCCTTGGAATAATACTGATGTAGCTCAAGCTCCCACTTCCTACGGGCAAATGAATTACCGCTACCCTTGATGGCGTAGTTGGTAGTGATGGCAATCTTAGGACTCTTGCTGAATGGAATCTTGATGGCATCCTTGTTCTTCTTCTCAAGCGTGAGACCTTCGGTCACCACGCTGAAGAGTCGCTCAAAGTCAAAATGTTTCTTCACGTCATCAAAGCATAGTATCTGCGTATCCGCTGACACCAACTGATAAGCAAAACTTCGCTCAAAGGTGAAGCTCTTGCCATCAATTACCACAAGCTTCTTCATATTGCTCAGCGCATTCATAAAAAGCCCCTTACCCGTACCACCTTCAGGGTTATCGCTGATGACCTCGTCATTTAAAATCACCGCAGGACAGAAGCTCAGGTTCTTGTAGCCATGCAATAGGAATCCAATGGTACTCTCCATTGAAGCTGCCCTGCTGTCGTCACCACCACAGATATTGCGGATGAACTTCCTGTAGTCACACCTTGATGTCACCTTGCACATACTAAAGTTCCTATCTATCACGTGGTCCTTCCACACATACCCTCCCAAATCAAGGTAGTCAATAGGCTTTATCTCATCCTTTGTTATCTGCACCGCACAGTTCTTGTAGTACAAGTACGCTGCATCTTTGGTATCCTCAATAAAGTAGATGTCAATTGTACTCAGCATAGACAAAAACTCTTCCTTGAAGAATCTCGTGTTGTCAGCGAAGTAGTTGTACACCATGATGTCGTCTAACTCAAGCAGGTGGTTTAGGACGAAGTCCTTTATCTCCTTCTCTGATGTGTGGTCAATCAGATTATTTGTGACTTTCACAAATACATAGTTCTTCCCACCTTCAGGGCAGTACTTGTAGAACCCTGAGTCCTCTAAGAACTGCTTAAAGAGAATGTGTACTATCTTGATGACTCCCTTGTCGTTCTTGGTCCAAAAGGTTTGCTTCGCATTCTCCTCCTCGACCTTTGCAAGCACCGCTTCTATCGTGTCGCCATCCAAATTGGAGTCCTGCAGTTGGAGGCGCACCTCTTTTTTTGAGACACCGCGTCTCAGCTTTGCCTTGATTTGATTTACTCGCTCCTCATCCTCGTAGTACTTGGTGCCAAAGGATGCCGTGTTCCTGTAAGCCGACTCAATCGTGGTCTGTATCTCCTTTAAGGGGAAATCATTAGTTGCATACTGATTGAGAACATAGCTCGCCAAACTCTTATTAATCCCAAAGTCATTGAACGCCATCGCAAGGACGTAGCAGTTCTGATTGCGCTGCCCCTCGGTCATCGGGTACTTCTTCTGCCACCACTTTACAAGTATCTCAACTATCTTATTCTCGTCCGTAATGGGTATAGTTGCCGTGTCCTTGTACCTATTCACCTCCGTGTACTCCACCTCCTCGATGGTATCCCATACGCTACTATTCTCGTTAACGTGTATTAGAGGGTCATAGGACTCGTAACACACCCGACTAAGGTTCTTACTCGTTTTATCGAAGAAAGGGGAATTAAAGTACTTTTCTAAGCTGTTAAAGTAGTTTACGTGGTTGTCTGCATCAGCCGGTATCTTGACGAGCACCTTTAGACCATTGCCCGATGGCGAAATGAACACTGAGTATACGTATTTATTCTTACTCAAAGTTTCTTTATCATTTAGCAGTACCTTCTGCTTGTCATACCCATCAAAGTCAAGACAGATAAGACCACTATGCTCCACGATGGCAGTGTCTGCCCTCTTGGTAAACGTACCACTGAAGCAAATGGCGGGCAGTTGCTTTTTTAATTCATTGCGTTCAGTCTTACGCTTCTCCTGTCTTATCTTTTTGACAAGGTCTTTAGTCGCCCCCTCCTTGATACGCTCAAGGATTACACGCACATCTCTATGGAAGGGAGCGGCAGTTTCCTTGATGTTTTGGAAGATTGTTATCTGATATGTCATAAATGTTATCGTTATGTCGTTAATATGTACGCTTAAGCAATTGATTACTAACTTACTGTCAATTATGTCAATTTTTATTTTACTTTGTATTCTATAGAATAATAATAATATATAGAAAT